TAAGGATACTTAAAGCGTTCACCTTGTGCATTTTCAATGTAAATGCTTTCAATATTCATTGAACGTCCTGTGGGGATTTCAGTATTAACTGCCTGATTATGTTTGATAACTAATCTAGCTTCGCCTAAATCTTGGTAACTAATTTTACTAGTACCATACATTTTACTTTCCATTACAGGTTCCATTGGTGCCTCTTCCTTACGCTTTGCTTGAAATTCGTAATCTCGTTTGTCCAGACCATTTTTTTCCAAATTAATAATCTTGAAATTTAACAATCTAGACTTGGCAAATAAGCCAATTGACCTGATGAATTTGAATACATTAGCATGCTTGGCATTGGCTAAGTTGCCACCAATTTGTAGTATAATGCCCTTCTTTTTGTGTAAGGTAATTGTTACTGTGCCCAGTGTATTTCCGTTAATTTTATAAGGAAATTCAAAGAATCTAGCCTGTGGAATGTCTTCCTCTTTAGATAATTTCTCGCCATATTCATTGCCAAACTCAACTTCAGGAAAGCGAGTCTGAAGCTTTTCGTACAATTCTAGTGCGATGTTATCTAAATTAATATCAATGTTATCTAAATTAAGGTCCATGTTGTATTTATCAAAGTCCAGACGAAATGAATATGGGCATGGGAGCCTCCCACATTCCTTCAGAATCCATTTCACTCGCTACTCTAACTGTTTCAAACACAGCAGGATCCCATTCTGCAAGCAGAATACTCATGCGCATGATTAACAATAACGATGCAACCAAGTCGTCATGTTGCCCTATTTTTGCTTTAAATGTTACACCAGCCGCAATATATGTTTTAAGTTCACTGATCAACGGACGGCTATTCAGCTTCATTTTATCCTCTTCGATCATGTATTTTACCTTGGCGCAGGTGGCTATTTTGGTTCCATGTGTTGTATTGAATCCCTTGCGAAATTTTTTAACATGGCCCTTGCGCATAGGCTCTGACAGAAATAGTCCTGGAAATGTTTCTTCGCTGAGATTATCAATAACAACCAGAGCACTTTCACCTACTGTGTTATTTTCCACACTCCAGTATAAACTGTTTGCACTGCTGTTACCCAGTTCGTCATTGATATAATGCAATACTTCACGTAATATTTTAACCTGCCCCTGTATGGGAGTTATGTTGTGATGCCATTCGCCCACTTGTTCAAAACTTGGTACTTCAAATACTTCAATAGCACCGTAGTCACCACCTGTACCCAAGCTGGGATCCAATGCTACCAAATAACTGCGTCCAGGAATTGGCTTTTTCCACCAACGCACCTGTCCTTGTTTAAATGCTGGCTCACGTCCGGGTAGTTCTGCTAGCTTTATACTACTGATAAGTGTTTCATCAAATACTAAAAACTCACAACCATATTCACGTCGGAATCGTTCTTCACCAATACGTCCAGTTTCAACTTGTTTCCAAGCCTCATCACGATCTGGATGTTCCCACCATTCGGCACGGAATCCAAAAAATCCATTCCTTCCCTTGCCATCTTTAGTTTCGTTTCCAAATGTGTCAAACTTGTCTTGACTTTCCTTCCAGATAATAGCAAAAGTGTCTTCGTCTGAGTTTGGTGTACTAGTAATAATTGCTCGTCCACCAGTTGCTAGTGTTGGCGATATTGAAGTCCAAAACTCTTCAGCAATGTTAGGTTGTACGAAAGCAAACTCATCGCAATATAGTAAGGATATGGACATACCACGACCGGTGTTGCCAGTAGTAGTAGCTGATACAATTCTTGATCCGTTGTCAAATTCGATACTCCCTTTGTTATAGTTTACAACTCCGCAACGTATATAATCAGGACATAGTTCATACCCATAGCGTATACGTTGCATAATTTCTTGTGAGCCTGTGTACTTGTGTGCGGCAACCAGAATGGTTTGATCTGGATGGAACATGGCATACCATAACAAATAACTACTTGCACACGTTGTCTTACCGCTCTGTAGCGGTAGCATGTTTATATTAAATCGATGATCGTGATATGCTTCAAGTAATCGTTCTTGATATTCAAACGGTTTAAATTTCATTTTGCCCTTGACAGGGTGTTGAATATGAAAGAAGTGTTTGGCAAAATGCAAATAACCCTCTTTGGGGTCAGCACATTTTAGCAAATGTTGTACTTGCTCTTCTGTGAATTTTTCTTTAGTATGCGCCTTCTTGGTTAAGACGCCGTCGAGGAATTTTGCCATATGTTATTTACTGAAAAAAATAGGCTCCGTAGAGCCTATTCGAATTGCGACGAATTATATTAATCGTACTTGGGTTTGGATTCTTTTTCTTCTTCTTTTTCTAATTTTTCTCGCTCAGCCTTGGCCCTCATGGCTCGCATATGATCGTCGGGATTGGCCGCCATGCCACGCTTTGACATTGGATCACGTCCTTGTTTAATGCCATGTTCTTCGTCTAGTGTTACATCACGTGATTTAATTTCTTGATACAGTTCATATAAACGTGTGCTAAGAGCTTCGGCCATGGGATTAACACCAGGTACACGAGCTTTATAAGATACTTTGCTACCTTTGTTTAAATCTGCACCGCCGTGAATGACCGCATCCATGCCAAACGTTTCTGGACCAGCATCACCATTTGCACCATTGGCATATACTTCTTCCATGTCTCCACCCATTAATGGTACTTCTTGATCGCCGTGTGCATCTGGCTCCATTTCCGGTTCTGATTTATTGTCAATAGAACGAACTAATTGGATTAGATCCTGCATGCTCATGGTAATTTTACCACTGTTACTGGACATGTCATCACCACACTCGTCCATATCTATTCCCATGTCCATGTCACTTTCGTTCTTTGGTTTATCTTTTTCATCAAATGCTTTTGGCATAGCGTTTTGTTGTGCTTTGTTTGTGATAACAGCTTGCACTTGCCCACCTGGATTCTTAGGTTTTACAGAGGTGGTACCGTCTGCATTTTTCGTAGTAACTACATCTTTTGGATTGGTGATTTCAACACCTTCCTCAATAGCTTGAAGTTTTTTATATAAATCATTAAAATTCATTATCTTGTCCCCTTAACTGGATCTACTTTTTTTGTCTTAGTGAACAAGTTTGTAAATTTTGTTTTATTTTCTACTTGCTTACCTGGTTTTTCTTCAACATGTTTAGGCATACCAGATGCTAAAATTTCATCATTATATCCTGTAACTTGTGTACCCTGGTGTTTGTCTTTACCTAATTCTTTTAGGAATTTCATTTTGTATGCTTCGTCTGCAATGCCGTTACTGTTTTTAACATCAGTAGCAGTTCCAACGATGGCTTTACCAGTTTTTTCATCATGCTCATGATTGATATGATGTTCGTGTTCTTCTTCTAGTGTCTTAACTTTGACCATGTCCAAGGGCTTGCCCAAGCGTGTTGCTACTGCTTCTTTAACTTGTGGACTAATAACTGGATAGTTAGTAGTAACATCAAAAATGGTCATGTTGATATTTTTATGCTCAGGAAATTCTTTCTGATGTTCCTGAATTGGTGTGCTTTTACCGGCACTGCAATTTGTTACTTGGTATGATGCTAGTGCTGTCTTGATAAGGTTTACACAATCCTTAGGAAGTTCGCCAGCAATTTTTACCTTAAATTCGTAAACTTTTTTGCTTTCGGTTAAGTATTCTTTAAATGATTTCATAGTTTAATCCCAGTATTGTATTTATTTTAAATTCTTTAATTTCTCTAGTAGACTATTACGATCAGTAACAATCACACCTTCGCCTTGTAGCGTAATACCCTGATCTTCACTGGAATCATTGTCTAGTTTTTGTTTTTTTAGCTGAAGATCGATCATTTTTATCTTTTTGTCCAGTTTAGCAGTTTTAGCACTGATTGCGTGTCCTAGCATGCTGGCCGCTACTTCAAACAATCTGCCACTGTAACGTGCTTCAACATTCATACCCAAATCCATGATATCTTCATAAGCATCTTTTGCTTTCTGTGCCAGCTCGTCTAGTTCAGCATCACCAGCATCACCCAGTCCTTTTACTGCTGGCAAGGCGGCCGCAATTTTATCAAATTCGCTAATATCACGAAGCAAAGGGGCTACTTCAGCTTTTACTTGCTTTTGTTCTTCCTGCTTGGCGATCTTCTTGCTTTCAGGTAAATTTAAAAGTTCTTCAAGTTTTTTTGTCATAATATTACTTATGCTTGACCAGTATGGAACAAATCATTTTCGTTTACAATTCTAAAACGTATTCCTTGTTGCTTACACCATAATTGTGCGCTGGCCCACTTGGCTTGATTCTTAATAAATTGTGCTTGATTGTATTTGTTCTTGCCCACCCGTTCTAATAGTGTTTGGCTGGCGGGTTTGATTTCAATTAATTCGGTTAAAATTTTACCAGATTTATCAATGTATTGTATAAAAAAATCCGGAACGTAAACTGTTTGTTTGCCAGTTAATGGATCGCGATAGGGTATTTGTACTGCTTCGCTAGCCCACTTTTGGACATTGTTATTATTATCACAAAAGTTCATAAAACTCCATTCCCATGAACTGCGATATATGGGAACCTTTAACCCGACATATTTGTCCGGGTGTTTCATTGTATATTTCCCACGGGCAAATTTAGCCATATTATACCAGGATGTTTCGTGCTTCGTAAGTGTTCTCAACCATGGCAATTCGATAACCCAACAGGCTAGTCTTCTCTCGGTTGGCGTTGAGTACTTGAGCTACCACTTGACTCATTTGGACATCAGTCAACCCTTTTAGTTTATCTAAAAGTGTGAATACATTTACACCGTCGGCCTTGGCCTGATTTAATAATACGATGGCAGTGCTAGCGGCACTAACAGTGTCAAAACCACGTTTGACAAAAAATCCCACAGTTGCATCAATTTGGTTGGCTGGAAAACTAACAATATTTTGAAAATACGTGTCAAAGAATTCTTTTACGTCTACTGAACCTGTTTGCTTTGCTGGTGGTAAATTGCTAATCATATGATGCCCTTATGCTTTACTTGGTGTTGCTTGTATACTTGTTTGATCATTAGTAGTACCGGGAAATGATGTACCAGGCACACCGTTGGTATTTTGAGTTTGTGTTGTGCTAGTTGATGGTGATCCAGTGGCCGCTGATGTATTGGCCAAGGGGGTTGTATTCTGGTAACTGTTGACCTGCTGTATTGCTTGACTCAACACGGCTGGTCCCAGCTCTTGTACAGCAGTAATATTTGAAAAACCAATGCCAGGTGCAGATTGCCCACCCAACGGACTTATGGTGGTGTCATAATGTGACATACCGAACCCTTCAGGAGCATCACTAGTTATGGTTCCAGTGTCATAACTTACTGCTTCATATTTTAGTTTCATGTCAAAATCGTGGACAACATTTTGAGCGTAATCCAATTTATTATGATTCCATGAAGTTATAACAGGATTCCATAATTGATACATGAAATATTCGTGTCTGGCCATCTGATAAATTTTAATGTAACTAAAAAACGGAGTGGTACTACCGTTGTCAAAACCATAGGCGCCTAATATTGTACTCTGATTCTTGGTGGCATTGCGATTAAATGCTCCAGAAGTTTTAGCAGTATTTGCATCTGCATAGTAATATTTGTAATAGTTTTGCCATAAAAAATTAATCAATCCCATGTTATCGTCATGAAATTTGATACCAATCTCACCTGGTGTGTGCTGATATTGAACTACTTTTTTTCTGTTGTATTGATTTAATACTTCTGTTTGTACTGTATAACTGGGTAATTCTATACTTTTAACCAACATGTTAATTTCAGAACCATATCTTTCTACAAGTGACTTGTCAGTTAGTGCAGATTTATTAATACCGAACGCCACATGGAACAGGAATTTAAACTTGGGTGCAAGCCTAAATTGATCTGTGTTAAACAGTTTTGAGGCATGTTGCCAATCTCGTAGGGACACATCTTGATATGTGTCAGATAAATTATTGTTAGGTGTAAAGGCCATACTAATATTTATTTAAAAAATAAACTACGTAGTTAATGATAAGCCAATAAAAAGCCTACTTGCGTAGGCTTTTTTCATTATGAACCTAAAGCGTTGTTGCTTGAATTTGCGCCTGGAACCATTACTGGTGTACTTGCGCCAATTGAACCATGCTTGGTTTGAACAGCATTATCAAAACGTATTGACAAATCGATCATTGCTGGACCTTGTTCACTGTATTTTAAATCTTGCCAGTTTGTTGATTCAACATAGCAACCGTACAGTGTCCACTCTTCAATGGCATTGGGTGTATCTGTACCATTTCCACCATCAAGCATTTCAATAGTTAATGAAAACTTGTAATCGCCAGCGGCTGCCGCTGAACTCTGTTCAAAAAAGTCGAACTGTTTCTGAATTTGTTCACCAACTAGTGTAGTAACGTGTCCTAGGACATCGTCACGCAATTTAATTGCAATTGGTTCCCAGGCTGGTTTACCAGCATAGTGAATCTTACTGTTGTAAATTTCAATAACTTGGTCGGTAAACTTAACTTGTGGACGAGCGGCTTCAGCCACTTGTTTTGTTAGTTCAGTTGTGCCACCTGAGGCACCAAAGTTTAAGAAACTAAGTCTAAAACGATATTTCAACTTGGGCATTAACATGCCTTGGGTTGCACTGCTTTGACTTGTAGCTAGTGGTACTGTAAAATTTGATAAGGCTGCGATTGCCATAGTGTTCTCCTAATTATGCGCCAAGACCTTTGATAGCCCCAGTATTTTCTAAACGTAATGGAATGTAAATAAATTCCACGGCTTTTACTGGTTCTATTGCAATATCAACGTGTAACTCATTAGCATCAATTCTGCTTGGTGTGTTATTACTTGTATCACAAACTACCAAGTAATCGTACAATGCACGTTGGCCTGTTAAGTCCAACAACATGGCTTCGATTTGATTCTTAATTTCGTTACGTGTAATTGTATCGTTTGGTTCAAAGATGTATGGTTTAGCAATAGCATTTAGTTTGTAACGTAAGTAAATTACTAAACGTGCTACGTTGATACGATCCAATGAACTTGCTATCAATTGACGTGTTTTTTGTCCATAAGCTACTAAGCCTACGCCACCAATATATGTAATTGGGTTAATGTGTACAGCGGCCAATGTGTCACGTTGTCCAGTGTTCAATGCCACTGTGGTAAATTCTCCAGTTGCACTGTCAACATAACCAACTGAGCTGGCATTTGTTACACCACCACGACGTACACCTGCTGGTGCAAACCATGGGAAACTAACATTGTCGCTTAGTGCAATTGTGCGCAACATGATGTGGCTTGGTGGAACAACAATATTATTACCCACTAAGTCTGTGGTATAACCCCATGGATAGTAGATGGCTGTATTAGCATCTGTAGTTACCAAACCATGTTCGCCATCGCCAGTTGCGTTGGCTGTATTGTTACCCCAGTTGCTTAAACTTGTTGCATCTGGTGACAAACGTGCTGGTGTATCGGCAATAATGAACGATAACAAACCGCGATCAGTGTTTAAACCAACCAAGGATGGTAATGTTTCTAAATATCCTGGGCAACTAATAATGTCAAACACACGGCTGTCTTCGTCACGTATTTGTTGATTACTCTGGATTAATGCGTTCAATGCTTGTACAACCACAGCACGTTGTGCGTGGCGTCCAAACTGTCCAACACCGAGATAGTCGTTAGGTGCATCACTTACCCAGGCATCTGTATAATAACCTGTCTGTAGTGTATTCTGATAACGTGTGTTATAAGCATTAACATCCACATGATTTTTTACATATTTCAATACGTTGTTACCTGAACGACGTAGATTATACAATAAAGTACCTTTTGGATATAAACTTGGATTTGGAGAATCACCATCCACATAGTTCGTACTTAATAAAGTTGCAATACTTGCAGGGCTACTACTTGTGCCATTTGCACTCCAACGTGCATCAGCAAACACAATACCGTTGCTGGTTGTCTGATCAGTGTTATCAACCAATACCCAAGTTTTATTTGTGTAGTTGTATTTGTATAGCTCTGGCCAATTTTCTAAATCTGAACTGTTGATCCATATGTCACCATTGGCCAACGGTGTTCCATCGCTCTGCACTGTGGGCTTTGTAGCTGAAATAATTGGGCCTGCTGGATCACATGTTGTACCACCAGCACCGTTTTGTACATAGTTAAGATAACCAACCCAACTTGTTCCGTTGTTAACCATGATGTCAATATCATTAATATCAGTGTTATACCATAATGTACCATCTGCTGGAGTTGTAACTGGGGCGGTGAAACTTGCTGGAGCAACTGCTGTGCCACCCACCGTGCTTGCCCAAGCAGTAATAACATACTTGCCGCTGTTGCCTGTTGGATCTGCATAGAAGTTTGAGGCTGTACCAATTGTGAATAATTTTACAATTGGGGTACCAGTACTATCTACTAGACGTATATCGCCACCGGCTTGGTGTGTGATTGTTACACTGTTATTGGCATTGATAGCAATATCAATATTGTTGTCAGTTATTGCGGCTGTGAATGCCGCGGCTAGTAATGCTGAGTCGCTTGTGGCACCAGTGGCCGTAAAGCTAACTGTGACTGCATTTGTTAGGCTACCTGAACCAACTGTACTCCATGCTATGGTAAACGCCGCGGCACCTGCTGGGAATGTACTAGAAGTAATAATATTTGATGTTGATGCAGTGGCACCAGTTACCACACGTTTATATGTTTTAAAGTGTGCTAGTACTGGAGTTGCTTCGTCATCATTGTATTTTACGTATACTTGCCCAACTGGAATGTTAATACCACCACCAGTTGGATCCAATGCGGCATTGGCCGCTTGGTTGCTTGCATACAAAGCTGATACGCTCTGACGAATCCATGTGCTGGTTTCGGAATTATAAACTTTAATGTCCCAGTTTGCACCTAGGTTAACTGGAGTTGTTTTAATCCACAAGCTACCTGTAGGGTAACCGTTGACTGAACTGACGTTATCAAATGTTCCGTATGTTGGAACTGTGTAATGCGGAGCAATATTTAAAGCTGGGGCCAAATATGTGCCTACAGTCAATCCAACTTTGGCTACACTACTACCACTGATTACTAGGCTAACACCTGTGGAGTACAAGTTTAAATAACCGTTAATAGCGGCCGCTGTTACACCTGAAATCGCGGCTGAGTTGATTGCTGTGGCTAGTCCTGATAATGTGGTCTGACCAGTTACTGTTGAACTGTTAATTACAATGCTGTCACCAACTAATATGGTTGGGTTTGCAATGGTACCAGTGGCTGTTGGGATACTCTTTTTCCAAGTAGTGTCACCAACTTCAACCCATGTGCCTGCGGCCGTATCTGTTAGTCCTTTCTTATACCATAATTTGTTTAATGTTGTTGTTGCTGTGATTGCATAATCACCAATGCTTCCAAAACTTGCGGCAGGACCATTACCAGCCGTCTGACTGACCAAGTAAGCTACATTTGTGATAACTGTAGGTACTCGATTGGTAAACGACTGACCACCAACTGCTGTTGCTGGACTGGCATTCCACTGGAACACACCAAATGCTGTGTCTGCAACATTAAACCAATATGTACCGTCTGTTGGCACACCGGCTGGTGGTGTTGCTGAACCTTCTAGTTGTGCTAGGTCAATATCAGCACGTACCACGTATGCGCGATTTGCCACACCCAGGAAGCTGTATGCTGTCTGTAGTCCATATTCATTAACTTCACCTGCGTGTACAGGATTGTTACTTGCGTCAGTCTGGAAGTAAGGAATACCAAAAGTATTTCCCAAATCCATTTGACTTGTTAGTAAGTATACTGTGCCAGCGTTTGCTGATAGTGTACCTGTTGCAGTGCCTGTTCCAGCACTATTCATTTTATTTGCTTGCGTGGCAATAACAATGAGAGGCACTGTGCCTGGTGCGGCCGGTGTATAAAAACTCTCGTCTATTACTGTTACGCTTACGCCTGGTGAACTTAATTGAGCCATTGTGTTATCTCCATGAGTACATG